CGCAGGGACGATGCTGATGCAAGTGTCTACCCTTCGGCGGACGCGATCACCTTGTCGCCCTCGCCCACCACCGGACTCGCATCCTTCACCACCGCGATCGCCGCGGCGAGATAGTCGGCTTCCGTGTCGCGGCGCGTCTTGTAGGTCGCCGGCGTCCAGCCGCGCAGCACCGCTTGCATCCCGCGCCAATCGCGCGCCACGGCCGCCCGCCAGAATGCCCGCACCGTGGCGCTCTTGTGCTTGGCGCTCCAGATGTTGCCCCATTGGAACTTGACCGAGGCGATCACCGTCTGCGCTGCCGGCGGCAGATCGTCGAACGCGGCGCCGTCCAGTCCCGCGGCTTCGTCATAGGCCCGCCGCAGCGCCTCGATCTGCGCGCTCTGAACCGCGGCATCGAGGCGGTCGACGTCTTCCGCCGCCAAATGGAGGGGAGCCGCCGCGAGGACGTCCTGCGCGGCGGCGCCTTTGCACCCTAGATAGGGTTCGAGCGCGTCCTTGAGCGGCGGCGGCAGGCCGAGCGCATCGAGCGCGCTCTGATCGAGCGCGCCCAGATCGCAGCCCATGCCGATGGTGACGCCGCTCGCTCCGAGCGGCACGCCGCCCTGGCTTGGCACGTAACCGTCGCACGCGTTGCCCTCGAGGGCGCCGATCATGCGCCAATCGATCTTGCTTTCGGACATGTTGCCTCACTGGCACCTGGGAGTCGTATCCGGCGCGGGGCTGTATTTGGTGAGCGGCACGCCCGCCGCTTTCGCCAGCGGCACGGGACCCGAGCCGGCGAACACGAGCGGCACGTCGCCGCCCGTAACCGGATCGAGGCCGAGCTCGCTGCGCGCCTCGTTCACCGTCTTGATGCCGTGCGCGACGTAGAGCTGCGCCACATTGGCCGCCTGCTGTGGATCGACCTCGCGCTCGTCCTTCCAGCAGAATTCGAGGTCGGGCGCGTCGAACTCGGTGATCAGCAGGTGGTCGACGAGCTGCTTCACCCAGTTCTCGATTGGCGCAAGCCTTCGCTGATCGCGGTCTGCTGCGCTGTCTCCGTCGTGGCGCGGTTCATCTGCGCGAGGAAGGCTTGCGGCGAGATCGAGAAGGCGAAACACACGATGGCGCCAGCCACTCGTCGAAGGGGAGAGCTGCTATTCCAGGGCTGCTTCGATGGTGGAGACGATTGCCTTCACATTGTCGGCAGTGGTGCCGATACGCGTTGGATACTCGCGCGGCGGAATACCCTCGCCGTGCCCCTCCCTGAAAGTCTCCTTCATGCTGCTAAGCAGAACGCGACATTCGTCCTGTGTGACAGTGAGGCGAAAGCTGTCGTCAGAGATCGTCGCGACGTTTTTTTTGCTGCTGATCCTTGTGTCATCAAGCAGTTTGATCGCAACGCTCTCGTCGACACCAATCCGCGACTTGAATTCTGGAACCCGGAAGCCGTTGCATACCTCGTTGAGGCATTGCCTGATTGTGTACAGCTCCTTTCCTGTCAGTATCATCACTATGTCGCCATCTGCGCGAGGATCGACTTTCATGGCATGCACCTATTTTCCGTCGGAGAGATCACGAACATAAGCAGCGCCACGAGTCGGTCTAAAAGCGGACGAAAGCTTCGGTTCGGTCGTATTGACAATGACCAACGTATTGGTCGGGAGTTCATAGAAAAAGGTCCGCCCGTCACGGGCGAATTGCGCTGGGTTGTTCCTGATAACATTTTGTACCAGCCCCTGCAACTCGACTTGGCTACCGATTTCGGGAAATTCTTGTCTGGCAACCACGTGTTCGTCGTAGGAATGCTCTGCTACATCGGCGGCGACCTTTTGGATCGCCTCGTCCAAAGCATCCCTGACGTCGCGCACATCCTCATCGCGCGGCACCCGGTCAGGCGTCGTGAGCGACGCCGCCTGCCGATTTGCTGGATCGAGGGCGCGGAGCTTGGTCTGATAGCTAGCGAACAGTGCGCGTCTAACCGGCGCCGCGGTATCTGAAATCTCTTCCTCGCGGCGCGTCTCGTCTTCCTCGGCGCCGGCCGCAACCTGCCTCGGCGATACGCCGCCGGCATCGCTCCGGCTGCCATCGTCGTTGGCCGCGATCTGCAGCGGTGCGTCGCCGCCGCCGTTCGTCCAGCGGCCGCGCTCGTCGCGCGGCTGATCGGCGCCATACTTGGTGAGCGGCACGCCCGCCGCTTTCGCCAGCGGCACGGGACCCGAGCCGGTGAACACGAGCGGCACGTCGCCGCCCGTAACCGGATCGAGGCCGAGTTCGCTGCGCGCCTCGTTCACCGTCTTGATGCCATGCGCGACATAAATCTGCGCCACGCTCGCGGCCTGCTGCGGCTCGACCTCGCGCTCGTCGCGCCAGCAGAATTCGAGGTCGGGCGCGTCGAACTCGGTGACGAGCAGATGGTCGACGAGCTGTTTCACCCAGGTCTGGATCGGCGTCAGGCCCTCGCTGATCGCCGTCTGCTGCGCGGTCTCGGCGGTGGCGCGGTTCATCTGCGCGAGGAAGGCTTGCGGCGAGATCGAGAAGGCGAAGCACACGATGCGCGCCAGCCACTCGTCGAAGGCGCCCTTGAGCTCGGCCTCGCGCGTCGGGATGAAGGTCCGGGCGACGCCGCCCGGCACGAATTTGGCGTGGCGGCGCTGCGCCAGATTGCCTTCCAAGAGCGCGTCCCAGTATTGCTGGAATTCCTTGATCTGCTGCGGCGTCCAGCTCTCGGGCGTGCCGATCAGCGCCTCCGGCACGTTGCCCTCGGTGTAGTAAGCGAGCTGATGGAGCTGGCGGCGAAGCGCAATGTTGACGGTCATCACAATCTGCTCGACCGGCGAGTAGCCGTAGAGCTTGTGCGGGCGCAGATTGCGCGGCCGGTAGATCAGCTCCTCAGTGGTGAAATCCGCGGCCGGCAGGCCGTGCAGCACCTGCTGGTAGGCAGGATCGGGCGGCTGGGGCGTGCGGCCATCGGCGTCGATCAGGCGCTTGATCGTGGTGCCGTCGACGATCTCGAGCGCGGCGAGCTTGCCGCCGCGATTGCGCCTTAAGTAAAGCGTCGGCGCGTCGACGACGAAGAGATCTTCGAGCAGTTGCCGGAGCCAGGTCGACCAGAAATGGACGCCATCCGGCAGGCGGAAGAATGCCTCGATCTCCGCGATGCGCGGATCGCCGTCGCGGTCGCGCGGCTTGCCGTCCGGAAGCTCGCTGCACCGAATCGTCCAGCGCAGGCGCTCGACCTGGTCCTTGCGCGTCTCTATGACGGTGCGCAGCAGGTCGTAGCCGTCCGCGAGCGAGCGCAGCTGCGCGAAGCTGATCGGCTCGTCGGTGCGCGGCGTGATCGCGAGGTTGTAGCCCGTGGGATAGTCGAGCTGCCGGCCGCCGGTGTCGGGCGGCGCCTGCGGCGGCAGCGGCTGGAGCGGCCCGAACCAGGTTTGGGGCGTGACGCCGCTGATGATGTAGCGCAAGCCCTCGACCGCGCGCTGCACGAAATGCGGCGGAAGAGGCGTCGCGGTGCCGCCTTGAGGCATGGGCGCGTTCCCTCTCAGACGGCGGCGCCGGTCGCGGGATCGCGCCAGATGCCGGCGGCATCGGCGAGGATGAGCTTGCCGAGCGTGGTGTCGAGATAACGCTGCCCCTTGGCCGGCGCCGGCGGCCGCGCAGCGGTCGCGCCCGACGGCGCCACCGGCGTATAGCCCGCGCTTTCGAGCGCGTGCACATCGGATTCATGCGCGTCGATGACCGCGCCGCCGCCCTGGCTCGAATAGCTGCGCCCGTCCTTGGCGATCGACACGACCTTCGTCGGCGACAGCATGCGTATGGTGCCGGTCATGGGAGTTCCTTCTCGTTTTGATGTGTGCGTGTGCTTCTCGCGTCCCCTCACCCGTCGGCCGCTTCCGCGTCCGACACCCTCTCCCGCTTGCGGGAGAGGGAGGGACCCATCGCGTCAGCGATGGGAGGGTGAGGGGTCAGGCGCCGCGCCGCGCCTGATAGAGCTCGCGGTAATAGTCGAGGAGCCCGCTATCGGCGGGGCCGATCATCAAATCGGTAAGCGCCCAGACCAGCGCATCGAGCCGGTCGGGCGACGCGCCCGCTGTGCCGCGATCGAGGTCCGGTGCGCAGGCGCACATCTGGTCCTCGAGCGCCGGAAAGCTGCCGACGTGATGCACCCTGCCCTGCTCGTAGAGCGCCGCCACCGGCTCGGCGCGCACCGCCTTGCCGCGGCTGGCGCGCACCGCGCGATAGGCCGTGCCGGCATCGACGGCGCGCAGCGTCGCCTCGACCAGATCGCCGCCATTGTTGACTTCGGCGACGACGCGATCGGCGCGATGCGCGTGATAAGCCGCGACCGCGCGCCGCGCCCAGCCCCAAGGCGCGAAGCGGCCGGAGAGATCGTCCAGCACATAGCCGTGCCCGTCCTGACCCAGCGCCGCCACGACAATGCCGGTCTCGTCGGCATCCTCGCCCGTGCTCACCGCCGGATCGATGGCGACGACGACACGGCGCAGCGCCGGCGCGGCCGCGACCTTGCCGCGGTCGATCGCCGCGCGCGTCCACAGCGCGCCCGGCACGTCGTCGAGCACTTCGGCATCGAGCTCCTGGCGGCCGAGCCGCGTCCCCTCATAGCGCCGCACGATCTGCGCCAGGAAGGCCGGCGCGAGATTGGCCGCGTTGTCGTAGGTCGAGCCGCGCGTCACCACCGCGCCCCTGTCGCCGAGCAGTTGGCGGATGAGGCGGATCGGCTTGGGCGTGGTGGTGACGACACAGCGCGGATCGGCGCCCAGGCGCAGACCCAGCATGAGCATGTCCCAGGCCTCCTCGTGCCGCCACGCGGCGAGCTCGTCGCACCACGCGGCGTCGTGCTGCGGTCCGCGCAGGCGGTTCGGCTCCTCCGCCGAGAAGCCGGTGGCGACGGCGCCGTTGGGCCAGGTGAGCCGCCGCTTCGACGGCTCGTAATCGGGCCGCATGCCCGGAGAGGCGACGGCGAGGAGGCCGCTCTCGCCCTCGATCATGACGTCGCGCACATCGGCCGCGGTCGGCGCCACCAGGGCGATGCGCCGCACGCCGTTCTCCTCGACCTGCGCCCGGACCCACTCGGCGCCGGTGCGCGTCTTGCCGAAGCCGCGGCCCGCCAGCAGCAGCCAGACGCGCCACGCGCCGTCGGGCGGCAGCTGATTGGGCCGCGCCCAGAAGCGCCAGTCATGGACGAGGTCGGCCGCTTGCCGGTCACTCAGCCCGTCGAGCATCCGGTCGCGCGAGCGCGCCGGCAGCGCGTGCAGGATCTGCGCCTGCGAGGCGCCGGAAGACGCGTCTGCGCTCACCCGCCGCCTCCCGGCAACAAAAAGCCCGGCCGGGGCGAACCCCGCC